ACTCAAGTTCCAGAAGTTCATTAACCGTCTCCGCAAGCGTTTTTCAGATCTTTTCCAAGATATTCTTAGAACTCAACTTCTACTAAAAGGTGTTCTTACTGTTGAAGATTGGGATCAAATTAAAAATCATATTCAATATGATTTCATTGCAGACAACTACTTCAATGAACTCAAGAATATGGAAATGATGAACGAGAGAATGAATCTCGTTGCAACTATGGATCCTTTCGTTGGTAAGTATTTCTCGATCGAGCAAATTCGTCGTGATATTCTCAAGCAAACTGAGGAAGAATTCAAAGATATTGATAAGCAGATTGAACAAGAAATGGCAGATGGAAAGATTGCAGATCCTAATGCAATGGTAGATCCTGCTACTGGAATGCCTATGGATGGTGGTGAAGTTCCTCCAGAAGCGGGAGATGCTGGCGCATTACCCCCTGCTGAGGAAGGTGGACCACAAGTGGGAGAAGGTGGTGTAGAACCAGATCCTAAGGATCTAAAAAAAGGAGAATTCTAAATAATTAGATAGAAAAGGTATTGTATTATGACTACAGAAATTTTCGATAGCATTTTTGCAAAGGATAACGCTCACACAATTGATCTCGTTAATAGTGCTTTGCAGTCAAAGGCGTTTGATTTGATTCAACAAAGGAAAGTTGAAGTCGCACAAAACATTTTTAACCAAGAAGTATCAGAGGACGAGGAATGATGAAACTAATTACGGAGAATATTGAAGAAATTCAAGTTCTTACAGAAGAAAAAGACGGTAAAAAAACTCATTACATTGAAGGTATTTTTCTTCAGGGTGATTTAACCAATCGTAATGGTAGAAACTACCCTGTAAATATCCTAGAGCGCGAAGTTACTAAATATAATGAGAACTTTGTTGGAACAGGCAGAGCTCTCGGAGAACTCGGTCATCCCGATGGTCCTACCATCAACCTTGATCGCGTTTCTCATAAAATTCTTTCCCTAAAGAGAGAAGGAAACAATTTCATCGGTAAGGCGAAACTATTGGAAACTCCAATGGGTAAAATCGCTAAAAACTTACTTGATGAGGGTGTAAAACTCGGTGTTTCTTCTAGAGGTCTAGGATCTCTAACAGTAAAAGATGGTGTCAATTATGTTGGTGAGGATTTTATGCTCGCCACTGCTGCGGATATCGTAGCTGACCCTTCTGCTCCTGACGCTTTTGTTGAGGGGATCATGGAAGGTAAAGAGTGGGTTTGGGAAAGTGGTATGTTGAGAGAAGTTGAAATCAACCAACTCAAGAAAACCATTGACGAGGCAACTCGTTTTGACCTTCAGGAGCGCAAACTCAAAGCGTTTGCTACCTTCCTAAAAGGTTTATAATATTTAAATATATAAATAATTACAAGAAAATCCCCGTAAATTAGACAGGAGACAACTCAAATGTCAGAAGATATTTCAAGAATGGATCTAGATGAGGGATCTAACGTCGTAACCAAAGGCGCTAAACCTGCAGAAGGATCCGATCTAAAAAACGAAGCAGAAGAAATTGGTGGTCCTACCCCAACTTCAGGTAAACCCGATGATACCGAGTCAATCGGTAAGAAGGTTGCTGCTAAAATCTCTAAGGCTGCTGCACCTGCAACCAAGCCTTCTGCAGCATCAGGTAAAGTTGCTGAGGAGACCGAAGAAGATGGCGAACTCATCGAAGAAGAAATCGAAGAAACTATTCAGTATTCCTTCGACGAAGATCTTAACGCTCTTGTATCTGGTTCAGACCTTACAGAAGAATTCAAAGACAAAGCAAAGCTAATCTTTGAAGCAGCAGTAGTAGCAAAGGTTAACGAAGAAGTTGCTCTAATGAATGAAGCATATGAGCAAGCATTCGAAGAATCTGTTACTGAATTCAAAACAGAAATGTCCGAGCAAATCGATTCATATCTAACTTTTGTAGCAGAAAAGTGGATCGAAGAAAATGTTCTCGCAATCGACAACGGAATTAAAACCGAGATTGCTGAGAACCTAATGCACGGACTCAGAAATCTCTTCAGCGAGAACTATCTTGAAGTTCCTGAAGAGCAGTTCGAGATTGCTGCTGAAGCAACCGAACAACTCAACGTTATGGAAGAGAAGCTCAATGAGCAGATTGCCCTAAACGTTGAAATGCATAAGAAACTTGGTGGTTATATTAAGAATGGGATTGTGAGCGAAGTTTCTGTTGGACTTGCTGAAACACAAAAGGATAAGCTACATAGCCTATCTGAAGGTGTTGAGTTTGTCAATGAAGAAGATTTTCGTGAGAAAATCGAAACTCTCAAGGAGTCATATTTCGCAAGAGCAGCTGCTCCTGCAGTAGAAGATGCCCCTGTTGAGCAACCTGCGACTGGAGATGCTATGTCGGCTTATATGCAGGCAATTTCCCGCTGGTCCAAGTAAACAAACGTAATTTATAAATAATTACGTATTTGTTATTAAATTAACACAAATCACTCATTTTTTCAAGGAGAAAGCAAATGTTCATGTCAGAGCAATTGCAGGAAAAGTGGGCACCCATTCTTGAGCACAAAGATGCTGAACCTATTCAGGATTCTTACAAGAAAGCGGTTACCTCAGTCCTGCTAGAAAACCAAGAAAGATTCCTACGCGAAGAGCGTGGTATGCTTGCAGAAGCAGCACCTACCAACTCACTTGGCGGTACTGGATTCTCTGGTTCATCAACCGCAACTGGTCCAGTTGCAGGTTTCGATCCCGTTCTAATTTCACTAATTCGTCGTTCGATGCCTAAGCTAATTGCTTATGACATCTGCGGTGTTCAACCCATGACTGGTCCTACTGGACTAATCTTCGCTATGCGTGCTACTCGTGGTACTACCCGTAGTGCTGCTAACGAAGCATTCTACAACGAAGTTGATACTGAGCATTCGTCAGAGAATAGCGGTGATTCGCTAGCTTCTAACGACATGACTGGTAGCAATCCTGGTCTTCTAAATGACAGCGGCACCTACACCATTGGTGGTCAGGGTATGACGACTGCTCAATCAGAAGCACTTGGCGATGGTTCAGGCAACCACTTCCGTGAGATGGGTTTCTCAATCGAGAAGGTTACCGTTACTGCAAAGTCACGCGCCCTCAAGGCTGAGTACTCGCTAGAACTAGCACAAGACCTCAAGGCAATCCACGGTCTTGATGCTGAGACTGAACTAGCAAACATCCTCTCAACTGAGGTTCTTGCTGAAATCAACCGCGAAGTTGTACGTACTGTATACAAGATCGCTAAGGTTGGTGCTCAGAACAATACCGCTTCTGCTGGTATCTTTGACCTTGACGTTGATTCAAACGGTCGTTGGTCAGTTGAGAAGTTCAAGGGTCTTCTATTCCAGATCGAGCGTGAAGCAAACGCAATCGGTCAACAGACTCGTAGAGGAAAGGGTAACTTTATCATCTGTTCTGCTGACGTTGCTTCGGCACTCGGCATGGCTGGTGTTCTAGATTACACCCCTGCTCTTGCTGGTAACAATGGTCTCCAAGGTGTTGATGATACTTCTTCAACTCTAGTTGGAACCCTCAACGGTCGCATCAAGGTTTATGTTGATCCATATTCCGCTAACGTTGCTGATCGCCACTTCTTCGTAATGGGTTATAAGGGTTCATCTGCTTATGATGCAGGTCTATTCTACTGCCCATATGTTCCTCTCCAAATGGTTCGTGCCGTTGGACAGGACACCTTCCAGCCTAAGATTGGCTTCAAGACCCGCTACGGCATGGTTGCAAACCCATTCGCAGAAGGTCTAACCCAGGGTGAGGGTGCTCTCACCGCTAACGCGAACGTCTACTACAGACGTGTTCTCGTTGACAACCTAATGTGATCCATATTCACATCTAATCAAGACCCCTTTGGGG